GAAGCCAGCGAGCTCTAACATTTGCGTCATGGTCGCGTAATAGTTCTGCGCATTGACGATGGGGTTATCTGGGCCCAGTTGCTGCAACAACTGCTCTTGCTTCTGTGCTATCTGCTGCAACATCATCAATCTTTCTTGGTCGCCACCTTTGCCCAGGCTAACGTTGACGACTACATCCATGTGCGCGTTCCAAGCATCAGGCGCGATTGGTACAAACTCGTTGCGCAGCCGAATCATTCTTGGCCGCTCTTGGTGAGTAACGATTAATTTAAGAATGCCTTTGAAGAGTCGCGACATGCCGTTCTCTGCAAACAAGCGAGCGATCATCTCAGTGCGCTGCTGGGCAGCCTGGATTGTTTGATTGACCGCCATAAGCGTGCTGCTTTGCAGAGCTTCAGGGGCCAGGCCATCAGCGGCTTTGCTGATCCCGGTGCGATTCTCACGCATCTCATCCATATAGTTCATCATGCCGAATGCATCACCGCCCACGTATGGCAGTGTGAAAGGCACAACCGCACCCGGCTGACGCATTCGTATAATGCCGCCTGCTTCGACGTTCATCACATCTTCTAGGCTAGCCTGACCTTCGACAACGCCAACTCGCGGATGCGTGCTCATGGCAAGGCTGTCGAGTGATGCTCGCAGTACAGCCGACTTAATGCGCTGTATGTCCATGGTCAGGTCGGCAATGCTCAAACCAAAGAAAGCGTGCGGCTCTGGGTCCGGGCAGAACATTGCAAAAGGAATATCGTCGCAAGGATCGTTTCGCTGAACCTCGTAGGTTGGCCCGGCACAGCAAATCTTGCGCAGCTCACCGATGCCGTCTCCATCCATATCGATGCGCATGTAGGCTTCGACATAAAGCACGCGCTTGCGAGTAGGGTCCGAATAATCCCGCGTCTCTTGGCTGCGCTGACGCTCCCGAGCCTCGACATTGAAAAGATCAAAGTCTTCTTCCTCAGTCGCGTAATCGATTATGTCATCGTAGTCGTAGCCCATTTCGACGAGCTCGCTAACAGTAGCGTAGCGGCGGTGAGCGACGAGATCCGCATCAGTGAAGGAGCGAGCGTGGCGACTGACAAGAATCTCTTCGGGACACACCGCCGCTACTTTCACTTTGCCGTTAGCGCGTCGGTGCGTAACGCTGACAGAAAAAAGTTGGACTTGTTGGCCATCGGGCGAATCGAACGTGTCGGTGCTCGCAGTTTCTAATGATGTGACATCGACGTTAGGGTCGCTGTTAAGTGCAGCGAGCGCTTGCTCGTCGAGTCCTGTTAATTTGTAGGATTGAACTTCTTCGCTCTCATCCCAGTAATACTTCAAGAAGCCACTGCCCTTGACGAGTGCGTCTTTAAATACCGAATAAAGAATCTCGATATACGATTGATCTTGATCTTGTTGCAGGATGTAGTTTGCGTAATCAGTCGCCTGACTCGCGAGAGCCAGATCTTCTGGACCTTGCGGCGCATACTCAACAACGTGATCGGACGCGGTAAAGATACGCACAAGCGAAGGCAACATAGCCTGCACGGTATCGCGCACATCCATCGTCATTGCGGTTGATCGACCGTCCTGCTCATTGCCGAAAGGCTCGCCGTTATAGTATTCGGCTGCCTCTGCTCTACCAGGGCTGATCGTGTTATCGATAAAATCAACGGCGTCTTCAATGGACTCAGTAACGATTGACTGAATCTCTTCTTCGCTGATCACTTCTTCACTGACAAATTCTTCAGTGGTTTCGCTGCTGTATTCGCTCATATCGGACTCATATCTAGTAGTGCTTTAGTAAGCTCTTTTTCTTTCTTGCCCATCTTGTTGTAGCCCTTACTCAGTAAGTCGATGATCTGGCTGCCCTGCGATGCTTCGACAGCAGGCGCTAGCAATCCGCCCAAGGCTTGCATGCCCTGGTCGCTGTATTGCTGACCGAGTTGTGTTCTGGGTTGGTAGTCGAAAAATTGCTCTGTGTTTTGTCTCTCGCGAGCGATGTCTTCTGCGGAGAAGTTAACGCCTGGAACATAGCGGTCGCCAAGGTATCTCGCGACAGCCCCTGGTGCCGATAGGATTGGTGCAATCATTCCTGATGCAGCATTGGCTGCTGCGTCTGCTATACCAGCGACTTTATCAATGCCGCCTTCAACTTGGCCGGCACCTAATAGGCCGGCACCGGTTGCAGCGGTAGCTGCGAGAGCTGCGGGGTTTGCTGCGCCTAATTGGCTTCTTGGAGGAGTCGGTGAAGAGCCATTTCGGTCTTGTGAATAATATGGTTGGTTCTCGCCAGTATACTCTTTGAAGCGCTGAGTCGCGGGTCGGTAACCATAGAATTCTTGGTGGAGCGCATCAGGATCTCTTTGTGAATCCTGTAGTTGTGCAACATAGCTTTCAGTTTGTCTTCCTGACTTAACGTTGACGTCAAAGTAACCGGGTGTAGCCGATTGGACTTGTGGGAACTTAGATTTGAGACGTTCGCCGATTTCATTGTAGGCACCGAGAGTTTGGGTTGCATGCTGACCATATTGGTCAGGAGACATTCTAGCAAATCCTTCGGCATCATAAAACTGAGGAATATCTAGGAACCTAACCCCGACAACTTTATCGGCATTTCTGGGATCAACGATCATCGTATATCCCGGCACGCCTTGATCGCTCAAATCTTTTTGTATGTCTTTTAGTACTTTTGAATCGGACGAGACTCCGTCCTTAAAGTAGACTTCACTACCCACGTTAAAACCAGAAGGATTAGCCTGTCCGATAGAGGGGTCTACCCTGTTAGCGATAAACCAAGAATCTTGCTTATCTTTTACAGCTTGCTTTGCTGCGGCATCGAGTATCGACGTGGGTATTTGATCCTGCGTTGATACGACATCGATATCCATCGCAGTCTCTGGCGCATCGTATTGGCCGATTGTGGGCATCCCTTTAACGGCGCGAATGTCAGTGTCCATGCCGCCGGCGCCAACTATTTGTTTTGCCGTTGCTTCTGATTGCGCTGGAGTCGGGACAAAATCATTACCCTGAAATGCTTGGTTTTGCTCTCTACTAATACCCAAGAACATAGACGAGACTGGGTCTTGGTCCATCATAGTTTCAAACGAACCGCCTTCTCCGGCTGTGCTTGTCCAACCGTTTTTTGTCCAATGATCTTTTTCAGCAAACCATTGCAGCGCTTGCAGATCGCGTGGATCAAGGTTTAGACCTAATTCGTTATTAATGCGAACTGTTGCATCAGCCAGGATGTCTTGCCCAAAACCAAACTCTAAGCTGTTTCTAAAATTTTCAGCATCAACAATATTGCCGGTAACTGCGGATTCAGCAGAGCTCGGTATAGGCCTCAGACCAGCATGGCGGCGAAGATTTCTTGCAGCCCAAACGTCAATGGTTGCTTGTTCGCTACGACCACTTAGGTTGCCAGAAAAATTTCTAGCCTTTGGTGCGCCACCTTCTCTCAATACACGCCACCGATCTGCTAAAGCGATCATTGAGTTATAGCTATTGATACCGTAATTTTTTGGCTTGCCTGTTTTTGGATCTACACTACTTTGCTTGATAGTGTTTTCCTCGGCTTGCAAGCGCTGCGAAATTTGTTTCGCCTCATCTTGCATCCGAACATATTGCGGATCTTGCATTGCAGATTTTTTTGTTCTGCCTGCTGACTTCTGAGCTTCAAGGTAAGCCGATGCCTGATCCTGCAACTCGTATCTACGATCTAGGCCATCGGCAAACCCGTTCATAACCTGGTCAAATTCGCCGCGTGTGGCTCTATCTAGAATGTCTTGGCTAAATTTAAAATTAGTCCCGACAGGGGTGTTTGGCGATGTGGCGCCTAAGATGTCCGCCATCATTCCTGAGAATGAGCCGTACTCTGTTCGTAATCTGCTTTCTACGTTTTTATACCAGCCAGCATTGTCCATTATTCTTTGGGCTGCTGGGTCTCCACTCTGCGCCCGCCTAGCTACATCAGCAATCTCATTTACCAGATTGTTCACGATTTTGTTGTAGTGCGCTGAACCAGGTGCTGCTTGTTTTTTTGTTTTTGGGTCGATGTTGTAATTGTATTTTTGGTTTTTAGTTTTAACCTTTATTTCGCCTTTCGAACCAACATCAACACCTGTTATTTCAGGTATCGTCCAATCAGACTTTGGGTGTCGTTTTTTCCATTCCCGGACAACGTTAAACGCTGCCATTTCATCAACGCCTTTGCCCTTTATAGAATTTCTGATTGCAGTTTTTTCTGCCGCCGTCAAAGAAACAGATTTCGATACTTTACGCTGACCGCGGTTATCGCCACGTTCTTGATCGAGAGTTCTTGTATCAACGTTAGCCGCTCGTCGTAAGATGCCGGCGCCGGTGTTATAAAGACCAGCTTCAGCATCATCGGGAGTTGCGGCAGCGCCTAGAAGGCCACCCGCTATGAGCCTACGTGCGACCATCTACTTCTTTGGCTTCTTTGCAGGCTTGCTTTTTTTCTGGGGGGTCATCAATGCTTC